GGAAGATTGCCTTGTCAGCATTCTCTCCGTCCATGGAAAGGGGATCTATTTCTCTCTTCAGCGCCCTCACGGGTTCATAAATGACTAGCACAGCTAGAGCTGAAGTCTGGTCTCTCAAATGAAAGACAGTATGCCCTCTGAATCCTACCAACTCATGAAAGTCGCCAAAAACGGTACTCTCTACGTGACTCAATCGTTACAACGCGGTTGGCAGCACTCTCCAAGGTCACCCTCAGGAGAATTGTTGCTGCAGAACCTTGGTTATACGAAAGAGCTGCGCGAGGTTTACTTCTATAGCGACGACACGGGAATGGTCCCTACGGGACCTACTGGTATGGCTGCAGGCTATGCGAACGCGGTCACCCGCGCCAACAATCAAGCTTACAGCAGATTTCGGGGCAAATTATACAAGGGCTCCGCGGCCCTTGGTGTTTCACTGGCCTCTTACAAGCAATCCCGGGAAATGATCGTAGCACGAGCTGATCAGATCAACCGGGGCGCAACTAGAGCCTATGAAGCCGCCATGCGTTCCAAAAGGACGCACGTGGAGGTAGCTGGTAGTATACTGGAAGCTTTGTTCGGATGGAAACCGCTTTTGGCGGACATACACTCGGCGTTGCATACAGTTATACAGTCGGCTGCTCACATGAGCAAATACTCTGGAACGGGCCTTGCCTATATTTCAGAAACTAAGCGTGTGAGTAATCCTTCCTATGTTACTACGTTATCTAAGAGGGGTTCGGTCAAAGTGCGCTATGTAACCAACGTCGTTGTGAGAAATCCCAACACTTGGCTAGCAGAGCGTGCAGGCCTTTATAACCCCTTGGCGGTAGCTTGGGATTTAGTCCCTTGGTCTTTTGTGGTTAATATGTTCGTAAATACTGGTAGTCTTGTGAATTCCGTAACGGATTTTGCAGGATTAGAGATAACGTATCAGACGACGACGCAAGTAGATCAGAATAGTGAGACACGTACCGCGGTGCTAAAATCCCCGGGTAGCCCATCTGGAAAGATGAGCGGCTTTGAGATCGCGCAATCGCGGGCCGTGGGTGTCCCACTCCAACCTCCGACGCTAGAGTTTCGTGTACCCGAGGCCAACTGGGAGCTTGCTGCAATAGCAGGCTCTTTGATGGTTCAGAAGGTCACGCGCCTAGCGAATCTTTATCGTAAACTGACAAATTCACCCCTTTCCTACACGGAGTAAAAAAACTATGCCACAAGCAACTGACGTAATTGTCAAGAACGGCTTGAACGTTGATAAGACGTTCACCCTGATTAACCCCGCCTCAGGCCTCGGAGGCATCGCCTCTTGGGCCCTAAAGGAGGGCGCGATCAGTGCCGTCTTCCCGACGATGACAGCGATGGCGACACGTAGCGCCAGTGGTATGCGGACTTTGCAGCTGAAAATTGCGCTGCCGTCTTCGTACACTGACACCGTTACAGGTCTCACCAACGTTAGTTCTCGAACGGAAGTGCATGTCACGGTACGGGTACCGGACACATTCCCTGAAAGTCTCAAGAACGACCACGTTGCTTTTGCGGCCAATCTCGTGAATTCAGCGCTTATTAAAAGCCTGATCCGAGACGCTGTACCGGCAACTTAATCTTTCCTTTCATAAGTTTATGAACCAAGTTCTAAATTTTCTTGTCTCCGCGTGGAGCAAGATAGGGACTCCTCTTTCCGAACAGGCTATCAAGCTTGCTAGGGAGGGAGAATGGGCGCAGCTCCAAGAGCTTTCGCTTCGGGATCCGCGTAGTTACGCCAGTGCTGGGGAATACCAGCGGGATGTGCTCGTTACCGAGTTGTTCCGCAAGTGTATACTTCCAAGCGACAAAGCGCGTCTACGACGGAACGCTGTCACTACGTTCCATGATTGCGAAATCATGAACAAGGTGACTAATGACAGACTCACTCGCTACTTGCCGGAAACACACTACTTAACAAATAGTGCCCAGGTAGCCGTCGATGATTTCATAAATCGTTGGCGTAAAGAAGTGAGCCGTGTCCTTAGAAGAGCGTCTTATGTACTCGAACCTCGGTTTTCACCCGGGGCCACCGTGTCTGATCATTCCGGTCTCGTGACTATACCGGATAAAATGACCTCAGAGCCGACTAGTTATAGCTCTAGTCTTCGTTACTTCAACGACTACTTTCACCATACCCCGCAGTGGGAGAGGTGGAGTAAGCCTAGAAGTGTCCGCGCCAACGTGTTCTTTACGGTTCCTAAGGATACCAAGAAGGATCGCGGGTGCTGCAAGGAAGCATCAGTAAACGTGGCTCTACAGCTTGCTGTAGGTGCTGCGATGAAAAGATGTTACGAGAAAAGCTACGGGTACTCAATCGCTTCTCGAGCACTACGTCACCAGAGACTAGCTAGGCTAGCTTCGGCAGACAGAAGAGCTCTCGCGACTATAGACCTGAGCAACGCATCAGATTCAGTATGTTATAATCTGGTGAAACTAGTCCTTCCAAAAGATTGGTTTGAGTTGCTAAATTCCCTGCGTGCTACCCATACCAACGTGTATGGGAAGATCCATCGCCTCGAGAAGTTTTCTTCAATGGGTAATGGATTCACTTTTGAGTTAGAGACCATTCTCTACCAAACTCTATGTGACACCGTCATTGGTGAGAGAGCCAGCTCAAGTTTCGGAGACGACATGATCGTCCCAGCCCACAAGGCTGCGGATGTGATTAGCGCGTTGAAGTTCTTTGGTTTTACTCCTAATGAAAAAAAGACCTTCTGTGATGGTCCTTTTAGGGAAAGTTGTGGCGGTGACTATTTCAATGGTATCCCCGTGAGGGGTCACTACTTGAAAGAATTGCCTTATGAGCCACAACAGTGGATAGCATTGGCGAACGGTTTGAGGCGGGCCGACCCAGGACTTTATTACTACGCGGATGCGTGGTCGTATTGTCGTAAGCAGGTACCGTCTCAGATTCGCAGATGCTTGGGACCAGTA